CTTGGGCGCAAACTTAAATCCTCACCTGTGTTGAATGGTAAATCAGCTGATCTCCCATAAAGAGAGAGGCTGACCATATCAACATTCTTACCAAGAATATGCATTGGAAAATTCTTAAAAGAATTACCAAGCAAAGACTTGATAAGTAAGCTAGCTCTCTGGTCGAGAGCTGTACCGTGAAGAGTATACGTAGAAACATTAGTATACTTATTCAAGGTAACCATTCCAAACAATGAAGAAGAAAATAAATTCTTCACTATTTTGGAAGAGTAGCCCATCAGATGGTCCACCGGTTTGTCATCATCCCATAGCCAGTTGGCTGAGATTCGATCACTAATGGATAAACCATTAGGATTCCATCCCAGACCACCAAGGAAATCAGGAATTATTGCTAATTCCTTGATAACCTTGACTTGCCTAGGTTTGAAAAGACCAATGGATTGAGGACCAATAAGGCGAGCGATATCAAGAAAAGATTCGTCGCTTACATCTCTCCACTTAAGTTGAGGTATAACCTTCATCTTAGTGATGATCTTCCCACCAAATTCACATAGTGAATTAGATGAGATAGATTTGTGAGATGCAATAGGACAACCAATCTGTTGTAAAACAGATTTGTAGTCTTGTGCTAATTGGTCATCAAGGATCACTACATCGTCGCCAAGGACAAAGAACTCATTATTGAAAGGTTTATTCAAAAGACCTAACAGTAATAAGCCATGAGTTAACGCAAAAGCAGCGAAACTCGGGTACAACCCTAAAGGTTGACCTCTTGTCCAGCGAACTTCCCCAACATCAGGGAAGTACCAGGATGCCTTTGAGATTTCTGAAAATAAATCAACTTCAGATTTCTCAAACATCTTCAGGAGTAATTCTTCCTGAAGAGCAATCGGAAAATAATCCGTTGCTCCTGATAAATCGATGGAGTGTATCATCTTACTCTGGTTTAACTGATCCTGCAAGACAGGAAATGCCTTACATTGATCAAAAGTACAATCCCATGGTAGATTTTCAATGAAGTTATAAAGAGCCTTACCAAACGGCTCTAATACCCTTTGAAATATACGACCGGGATTGGCTACAGCACGAAGCTTGTAGCCAGACTCTTGAATCAGACC